AGATGAGTTAGGTCTTACTACCCCACAAGTTGAAACTGCTATGGAACGCGCCATGCGTGGCGCAAGAGCTATGCAAACGGCTCAGATGTTCTCGCCTTGGTCTTTGCTTGGTAAAAGCCTTGGTCTTTTAGAAGACCCAAGGATAGCGGCTAGACGCTCTATGGTTGACTTGGCTAGTATGCCAAACGCTGATTTTGTTGATGGTTATTTACAAGCCCCAACTAATAAAGGGTATCTTAGTCAAGGTAGATTTGGACAAGTAACTTATACAGGTATGCCAGACCCTAATTATTCTGGCGCATTTGCAAACCTTGTTAACCCACCACCAGAGCCAATTGGTGGTAACAGACCACAGCAGGTTGCACCAGTGCAAGACCCCATGACAGGTCAGGCACGTTGCCCAGATGGGTATGTTTTTAACGAAACACTGCAAGCCTGTATCATGGACACTGCGGCTACTAGCTCATTTCAGCCGACAGCACAAGCCGCAACAACTGCACCATCCGGCGATTACTATGCTCGTATGGGCTTACTAGACCAGCCACCAGCAGGACTGCTAGAAGCTGGCTTCGGTTCACCACAGGACTTTGCGGCGGCAAACACTGCCTTCCGCATGGGCGCGGCCACACGGCCAAGCATGTACACTGACCCCTATAACTTACAAGGATATACTCTTTTATCATGAACGAAGGAAAATTGCGTGAGCGTATGGATCGCGGCGAAAGAGCGGCGGCACTCCTGCGAAACGAATTGTTACAAGAATCGTTTTCGTATTTAGAGGATCAATTTATAACAGCGTGGAGGGAATCCGGTGTCGCTGACACTGAGAACCGAGAGCGCGTTTACCAGCTTCTGCAAGCACTTACAGCCCTTAGAGGCCACATTGAAAGTGTGGTCATGGACGGTAAGATTGCGAAGTCAAGTCTTGGTGGCTTGAAATGAAACCCAAAATCAGTTTATAAAGGATGTAGATGATGAGTACCGAAAACTCTATTGAGAACGGCGCAATATCAGCACAAGATGCAGTAAGCCTGTTAATGCAACCCCCTACACAGGACACGGTTGACGAAGAACAGAGCGTAGAGGTCGAGGCNGTTGAAGAACAGCCGGAAGCCTCTGAGCCAGAATACGAAGATGCCCAAGCCGAGGTAGATGAACCCGAAGCNGAAGCNGATGAGTATGACGGCGAAGATGTTGAGGACGACACTGAGGAAAGTGACGAGCCAGAGCAACCAAGTGTTTATACCGTCAAAGTGGACGGTGAAGAATATGAGGTGACGCTTGACGAACTCAGATCAGGATACAGCCGTCAACAGCATTTTACAAAGCGTAGTCAGGAGCTTGCCGAGCAACGCAAAGCCTTTGAACAAGAGGTTGCGGAAACAAGGCAATATCGTGACACCTACGCTCAACAGCTTGAGCAATTAAGCAACCAACTCCAGCAGACAACTCCTAGTGAGCCTGACTGGTCGGCACTATCGCAACAGTACGAAGCAAAAGAACTGTTTGCTATGAAGGCCGAGTACGACAAGCGCAAAGAAGAAATTGCGCGAGTTGAACAAGAGCGAGAGCGTATCGCTCAACAGCAAAGCGTTGAAGCGCAACATCAGATGCAACAGCATCTGGCGGCACAGAAGAACGAAATGTTGGAACGCGTACCAGCATGGCGTGACGAAAGCCGCAGAAACAATGAACGTCTTGAGGTCATCAAGTATGCACAGGATGTCATAGGCTTCAGCGAAAATGAGATTGCAAATGCGTCTGACGCACGAGCAATTGAAATGCTGTATAAGGCATGGCAGTGGGACAAGCTCCAGAAGGAAGCCCCTTCCGCTAAGAAGAAAGTCCAAAGCGCACCAAAGGTTGCAAAGGGCGGTCAGCCCAAGACAAAGGCTCAAGTTAAGTCACGTCAACGCCGTGAAGCATTAAACAGATTAGACAAGGCAAAGTCTGTTGATGCGGCGGTAAACTTTTTAATGTCTAAGTAGTTTATTAACAGGAGCTTATTATGACTACATTTACCACAGCAGATGCCATTGGTGAGCGCGAACAGCTTGCTGATGTAATTTATCGTATTGACCCAGATGAAACACCAATCTTCTCTGCGGTTAAAAAATCAACTGGCAACGGAATCTTCCTTGAGTGGCAGGTTCAGGAACTAGCCGCCGCTAGTGCTACCAACTTTGTATCAGAAGGTGCAGACGCGACAGTAGCCGCCGCAACACCAACTGTTCGTGCTGGTAACTACATGCAGATTTCACAAAAGTCATATGCCGTTTCCAACACTTTGGAGCAGGTTGACAAGGCTGGCCGTGAAAAAGAATCTCAGTATCAGCGTGTACTGAAATCCTTGGAACTGCGCCGTGACATCGAAAAAGCAATCGGTGACACCAACGTAGCACGTTCTGCATCTGAGCCACGCAAGTCAGCATCGCTGATGACTTGGATCACAAACGGTTCAGTAGGCAGTGGTTCAACCTTCTCTGCTGGTCTTGGCACAGACACAGTGACTGTTGGTACAGCCGCATCTCGTGGCCTGTCACTGGCACTGATCGAAGACGGTATGCAGGACGCATGGACAGACGGTGGTTCACCATCACTGATGGTAACATCTGCCGCTAACCGTGCAGTGTTCTCAGACCTGTCAGCGTCAACCAACTTGGTCAACAACCAAGTCAACATGACCAAAGCAAAGGAAGTGACATATGTTGGTTCAACATCTGTATTCCTAACTGACTTTGGCACAATCGAGGTTGCACCGTCACGCTTCATGAGCAACGACAAGCTGTTCCTGATTGACCCAGACTTTGTTGAGGTTGCTACACTGAATGGCCGTAATTTCGCCGAAAACGAAATTGCCGCAACAGGTGATGCCGAGAAATTCCAGATCATCTGCGAGTGGACACTAAAGCCACTAGCACCGAAGGCACACGCCGCTGTGCTTGATTTGGACGGCACATCAGCCTAACTAATCTATGAGAGGGGCGGTTCGCCGCCCCTTTCTTTTGCGAATAAGAACGATTATCACTATCATTTGCATAGGTGAGAGATGAAACGCCCCCTGATCACAGACCCCACGACAGGCAAAACCACTTATATCGAAAGCGATGCTGACGGTGATCACATTGTCACTGAGCAGAGATTTGACCCATTACTGCGTATTAACAAGCAGATGAACAATGACTGGCAATACGGTCAGATGCGTGGAACGCAGAAGCATATCCAGCACGTTGCCGAAATACCGAATGTATTGTATCATCACCTTTTGAAGACACTGGGCAAGCCTAGTGAAAACCCTAACGGATGGAAGCGGTGGCTCAACGACAGTGAGAACCGCGACTTTAGGACTGGTGGCGGTAACATATGAGCATTGGCACATACGCAGAATTGAAAGCATCTATTGCTAACTTTTTAGCAAGGGATGACCTGACCGCGCAGATACCGGACTTTATCCAGCTTGCAGAAGGCCGGATGTCACGCGAGTTAGAAACACGCGAACAGGAAAAGCGGTCAACGGCTACGCTAACATCTGGCGATGAGTACATAGCCCTGCCGACAGACATGCGTGAGGTGCGTGAGGTTAAGTTAAACACGTCACCGCTAACGGTTCTGACCTATCACAGCCCAACGTCATTAGACGGCAGTTATCCCAGCGATGCTACTGGCAAGCCTCTAGGCTTCAGTATTATTGGGCGCGAGATGAAACTGCGGCCAGTGCCTGACAGTGCATACACGGCAGAAATCGTGTATATTGGATCATTGACGGCAATCAGTGACAGCAACACACCAACGCTGTTTCTGAGATCGCCTGATCTTTACTTGTATGGTGCATTAGCGGAAGCCTATGCCTATTTGCTCGATGAGCAGAGAGCCGCACAGTATGATCAGAAGTTCAGCCGTGGGATTGAGGAAGTTAGACGCGATGAGCAACGCGCACATTACGGCACTGGTTCATTGCAGATTAAATCTATTTACAGCAAGCAAAACGCGAGTATGGAGTAAACTATGAGCGCAATGTCAGATTATCTTGAGAATGAAATTCTTGACCACATTCTCGCCACAGCAAGTTACACAGCACCAGCCACGGTGTATGTCGGCCTGTCAACCGGATCGTTCGGTGATGACAATTCCGGCACAGAGCTATCCGGCTCTGGTTATGGCAGGGTAGCGGCCAGCTTTGGCGTAGCGGCATCCGGCACAGCTAGTAACGATGCGGCTATTGAGTTCTCAGCCGCAACAGGTAGCTGGGGAACGGTCAGCCACTTTGGTTTGTTTGACGCTAGTTCATCCGGCAATTTACTGATTCACGGTGCGCTAACATCAAGCAAGGTCATCGAAACTGGCGACATCCTTAAAGTAGCAGTCGGCGACATGGACATCTCTGCTGACTAAGTGGAGTAAAGCATGGCCACTACTGCGCCACTTGATAAATTAACCGGAACACTTGATAGCCTAACTATCACGCTGGATACCATTGGCGACAAGGTGGACTGGACTGCCACAGCCTTGGATCATATGGATGGCTGGGGTGCTTTAGATAATTGGGACTATGGCACACTAGACAACCTAACACTAAGGGTGTTTGTTGCGGAAGGTTCTGCATCAACTGCATTAACAGCGCAATCGGCTTCTAACAGGGCTAGAACAGCCGCTAGTGCGGTATCAGCGGCAATCACACAGGCAACAACCGCAGTGCGTGTCAGACAGGCTTCTGCAACGGTTACAGGGGCTACAAGCATAACAGCGACAGCCCAGCGCGTCATGTTCGCTTTTGTCAGCGTACCGATAGTCCAAACGGCTACTACAAGCGGCACACGCATCAGAACGGTTGAGGCAACTGCGTCTGCATCGGTATCGGCAACAAGTAACTCAAACTTTGTGACACTAGGTCAGGCACAGGCAGATATTGCTGTGACTACCATTACAGGCGCAAATGGTGTATTTTCTGGGGTGGGTGCTACTAGCATGTCGTACTCAGGCCAAGCGGATGCCGAGATACTTGGCGAGGCTTGGGTAGTTATTGATTTTGGCGATGAGGCTTGGACACCGGAAACAGTCGGCAGTGAGGTCTGGGCAAACATCGCAGTAGGAAATGAGGTCTGGTTAGAACAATGATTACTTTTGGGGAATGGCTACCTGACCAGCCAAACATGAACAATGCTATAACCACCGCTAAGAACGTGATACCAGCGGCNCAGGGTTATAGGTCATTTCCGCAATTCATTGAGTACAGTGGCGCGGCAAGCGACACGATACGCGGCATATTTTCGGCAAAGGATAATGACGGTAATGCTGAATTATTTGCAGGTGATGCGACTAATTTATACAAGTTCGACACAACCGATAGTAGCCTAGATGTTGTATCATCAGCCACGCACTCACTAGCAAACTCTGAAAAGTGGCGGTTTGTACAATTTGGCGAAAATGTGTATGCGGCTGGTGGTGTCGGTGAGCCAATACAGGCATGGCAAGTAGGCACGTCAACACAGTTTGCCGTGCTTTCAACAGACGCGCCAAAGGCTGACTATATTGCTGTTGTGCGTGACTTTATCTTCACCGCAAATGTTGATGAGGGTTCTGGACGGAAGCCTTATCGCGTTAAGTGGTCAGGCTTTAATAGTGCAACAGACTGGACAGCAGGAACTAATCAGAGCGATTTTCAGGACATTCCAGATGCAGGGGCTATACAGGGCATTTCTGGCGGTGAGTATGCGACTATCCTAATGGAGCGCGCTATTGTTAGGGCTACTTACTCNGGNNTGCCGCTTGTGTTCCAGTTCGACAAGGTAGAAACACAGCGTGGTTGTAAGTATTCCGGCTCAGTGTGCAATGTCGGCTCTATTGTGTTCTTTCTATCGGATGATGGCTTCTACGCCTTTGACGGTCAGAAGACAACGCCTATCGGTGCTGAAAAGGTCAATGATTTCTTCTTGAGGGATTTTAACTCAAGTTACGCCAAGAACATGTCGGCATCTGTTGACCCCCTTAATCAGATTGCTATCTGGTCTTATACTAGCACTCAGTCAACTACTGGCGTTCCGGACAAGATGCTGGTTTATAATTATGTGCTGGGCAAGTGGTCACTGTTAGAGGTTAGCGCAAACTACATTGCGCCGTTTTTCTCATCCGGCTACACAATGGATCAGTTAGACAACATTAGCCCAACGCTTGATGGCTTATCATCAACGCTGGATAGTGCGTTGTTCAAGGGTGGCGAGTATTTCTTTGGCGGTGCATTAGGGGCGAAGCTGTACACGTTCACAGGCGATCCACTTGCGGCAACCATTGAAACTGGCGACATCGCGCTTTCAGAGGGCAAGCATAGCATTGTCACTAGGGTTTATCCACACCACGAGGGCGGCACATCTACGTTGCAAATAGGAACTAAGAACACACCAACTGGCACTGCTTCACTTGGTTCAGCGTCATCAATGAACGATGAGGGCTTTGCACCATTCCGATCATCTGGTAGATATCACAGGCTAAGAATGAACCTGACAGGTAACTGGTCAACAGCACAAGGCATTGANGTTGAGGCTAGAGGGATAGGGCGCAGATAATGACAATAGCGCAGAGAAATACAAATTTCCGCACACTNAATCCGATNAATGCAACTACACGCGAAATTGCAGAGGTTGTAAACCGAACAATCGAGGGCGGCCTTAATAGTGTTGGCTATGTGACATTCCCATCTTCCTCAACTCAAATTACAGTTGATGAGCCACGCTATACCATACAGAGCCTTGTTTTCTTCACAGGTGTTAATCATAATCCTTGGCATCACAACCCCTATATTGACGGCAGTAGTACGAATGGCACAATGGTTATAAACTATGACAATTCAGGACACGATGCAGACTTTGCATACCTCATTATCGGATGATTGGCAGAGATGCCAGCACTGGATTGAGGCGGCACTGCCTTATGCCAGTAACAGCCACCGGATCAANGATGTGTGGCTGGCGGTGCAGAATGGCAAGGCACAGTTTTTTCCTAGNGAAAAGTGTGCTATTGTAACGGAGATAGTTGACTATCCGCGCAGAAGCGTATGCCGTATCTGGCTTGCAGGTGGCGACTTGGATGAGTT